CTTGTAAAAGTCGTAAGATCCTCTACGGAATCCGCTAAATCCTAAGTTTAAAGCCATGTCTTCAGAGTTATCAAACACACCGTAAGATGTACCGTTTGCTCCGTAAGCATTTTGTGCTGCTAACATGTTATCAATACTTAGTGCAGTAGCTCTATCTAAGAACATCATATTCTCTTCAATAGCTCCTTGCTTATCAAGCTCTTGTAATATAGTATCGAACTCAACTAATCCCGCGCCATTCGCTGCATCAAAATCAGCTCCTGCGTAAACTAGTCCTCTTGATTCTAGCGCTGCAAATAGCCCGTCAGAACCTGTAAGTTGACTACCACCGCCAAGACCTGCTGCTGGAGCAATAAAGCTTGGTGATCCGTTAGCTGCAAATACTTTTTCAGCTTCAATCATAGACATTTCTAGTTGATCTTCAAAACGAATTCTAGCTTCGTGCTCAGATTTTAAGTACCATAAATATCCAGATGTTCCTACTTCAGTAGTTACTTCTACCCATCCAATTTGAGCGGTATCAGAACCGTTCACATTGTACTTATCTCTAAGTATGATTGGCTTGTTATTGAACTGCTCGAAAGCTGCATCAATAGAAGTTCCTGCATTAGAAGTTCCTTTTGCGTACTCAGAACCATATACAAATATTTTTGCATTTGATGAGTGAGCTGTAATAGTTGGTGCTGCGTATCCTACAACTGTTAAAGTAGCTACTCCGTTTCCAGCAGTTGCTACAGCTTTAACATATGCTTTTTCAACTACAGTACCTGCTGCATTAGAAACTACGATAGTAGCACCAGGGCCAATAACGTTTTGTGAAGCTCCACTAACCGCTGGTATTACAACTGTTGTTGCAGTTGTTACACACGGGTCGTATGCTACGTGTAATCTACCTTGTTCAGACCAAACTACTTGGTCAGAAGCCATAGGCATTTCCGCTCCTACCATTCTTAAGAAACCAGAGATAGTACGGTTACCGTATCTTTCTACTTCTTTCTCATATACTTCTGGTAAGAATTGTTGTGTAAAATCCATGTCTGATAAAGACAAGTAGTTGTCGTTAAACAACGTTTGTGTTGGTCGAGGAGTTAAGTGAGCTAATGCTCCAGCACTCCCTGTAAATGATCCCATAATTTTTAATTTTAAGTTTTAATTATCTTTTTTTTATTCCAAACTTAGAGGAACTTGACTTAAGAGATCGCACTGTTACTCCACCAGGCATATTGACTTTCTCATGAGTCCCTCTCGGATCCATATCAATATTCTTGGCTTTAGCAACACTGTTTTTCATTGCATCTGCTTTACCTTGTTCGTAAAAGTGATTTGCAATTTGATCGGGATTCATAGCTGTAAATAAAGACTTGTGATATCCCGCAGCATCTGACATTTCATTTTTATCATTCAAGAACTTCTTGACAAAATTATTAATATCACTTTGGGTGTCTTTAATTTGATCAGCATTTTTTACATTATAACGAAACTTTTTATCACCTAAATTGAAATCAAAACCTTTGAAATCGTTGGAGAAAAGTTTTTCCGTTGTTGTATTAAATGCCGACGCTTGAGTTTCCGCTATTTTAGTCGCCTCTTGGTTTTCTTGTTTATAACGATTAAAAAATTCAATCGCTTTTTTCTGCTCAGGCGCTAGATTGCTACCACCTTTTATTTCTGCATAATATTCAGACTTTAAACCGTCTAAATATTTTTTAGCCTTTGAAAGTTCTTCTTTCCTGGCAATTTTTTTCTTTCTTATATCTCTCTCTTCATCTACATCTTCATCATAAGAAAAATTATCTTCCATTAGGAAGTTAACTTCGTCTCTATCTAAATGAGGTTTAGAGGTTTCATAATATTCACGTAGTAATTGCTGTTCATCTAATGAATCATAGTCTTGATTCAATCTAACATAATCCTGTAGAGTTCCCCCTGTTTCATTTACAAAGTCTACTACTTTTTGAATATTTTCAGGTAATTCAATACCCACCGCTTCTTCAACAACAGCTTGGTCTATTTGTTCCTCAAGCTCCTGAACTTGCTCTTTAACCTCTTCTTGGGTTATTTCCTGGATTACTGGTTCTTCAGCCTGAACGGCTTTGACCTCATCTTGTTTGGTGTCCCGTACTTCTTCAACCACGTCTTCGCTACTTGGCGGGTCTGCGGGTTTTTCGACAGGAACATCGCCTGCATCTGTTTTTTGTTCTGGAATGGCATCTTCTTTTGGTTTATTTAATTCTGATAAATCAACCTTAATAACCCCATCTTCCATAGACACGGGTTTTGATTCTTGCACCGTAGTCTCCTCGACCGCGGGTGCTTCTTGTTTTTGTTCTTCTGACATGATAAAATATTATATAATTATTACTATTATTATTACCTAGGCTCGAAGGAACCTAAGTCGAAATCCCCGCTAAGTATATCGTTTCCGCTAGATTCAAAGTTTTTAGGGGGTAAATCGTTTTTTCTTTGATTTATTAATTCACTTTGTTGTGTAGCTTGTATCTTAGTCCTATCGTCTTTGCGATCTTCTTTTTCTGCTATTTCAGATTTTTTACCTTGTACTTCTACACCTTTGAGACGCATGTTCATTTCAAACTCTAACTGCATTAACTCTTTCTTTAAAGTTGCCTCTTGCATTAGCTTTTGAGTATCTATTTGCGCTTTTGCTTGTTCTAGTTGTATTTTTTGTTGTATTAAAGCTTGACCTTTTTGAACTTCCGCTTGAGCAGCAACCTGTTGGGCTTGCGCATTTGCTTCGGCTTGCTTTTTTATTAACTCTTCTTTTGTAGTTTTATCTCTATCTCTTTTAGCTTTTTGCCTTAACTTTAACAATTGATTAGCTAACTTTAGATTTTTAATCTCTCTTAAGTCTATAGCGTCTGATAAATCTATTAATCCACCGACAACTGCCGCTTGTATATTATTTTCTAATACAGCTTTTTCTTCTTCATCTGGTTGCAATTCAATAAATATACCAAAATCATATAAATATAAATCACCCATTTCTTCTAATACAGCTACATTCTGATTTCCTAGCTTATGAATAAATGCTTCTTTAGTTGGAGAGTATTCAAGTATATCAGATATTCTCAACGATAATCCTTCACACAAATCAGCAGTTAAAAATAAACTACCATCTAATATATGTCTAGTCGCTACATTTGAATTTGCTGCAGCCATTTTTTGTACACCCACTAATGCTCTGCTATCAGGAGTACTTCCGTCTCTAGCTTCATTTAAGCCGGTGACATCTCTTATCATTTGCATATAGTAGTTGTAGTTTGCTATTAAGCTTTGCATTTTACCACCACCAGCACCAGTTGTTATTTCCTGTATTGGAACTTTACCTGGATTCATATCTCCGTCTTGAGTGAAAGATCTACCTATTACAGAACCAGTTTGAAAAAACATATTTAATGCTTCTTGTGGATTGTAATTTGTACCATTACCTAAATCAACTTCAGCTAACCCGTCGGCGTCTAAATAAACACCATCTGGCACCATTCTAGACATTACTTGTTGTAGCTTTAAGTGCGTAAGCTGAATCATATCCGCAAACCCTGTTATACGTGATACGATGCTTTCTATGCGACCTTTATACATCCTAGGTGCTACTATACTATAATTCATTTTAACCTTCGTATAATCGCTTTTTGGGCGAATCATATTTGTAGCTAATTCCCATTTAAGTAATCTACCTCCAAGAACTTTAACTCCTTCATAAAGTACCTCTAATGATTGTGATAGCTTTTGTATCCCGTATTCCTCATACATTTCTGGCGGAGGATTAAATGTATCATCTTTAGGTATTAGTTTTGCCGCTCCTGTTGCTGTTTCCTTAACTTTGTATACTTCGTTATTAAATGTCTTATAATTAAAATATAGAATCTGAACAGTATTAGAGTCGTCTTCATTGTAATTAGTTAATGTACGATCGTAAAAACCGTTGTTTCTGTAACTTTGTCCAGCTATTTCTTTTAAGTCATCATTAGTTAATTCAGGAAATTGCTTTTTTAATTCATTTATATGAACGCTTTTTATTTCCCCTACATAGTATATGTCATCAAAATAAGGTGACTCTGTGTGTGACCAAACAAGATTTACCGGGTCTACATATTCTACTTTAGCTCCTTCTGATTTACTAAATGTGTTTTTTACAGCACCAATACCTATGGTTGTTAAATCATAATTGCATCTTCTTTTTATTAAATCATATTTATTACCGTCTAATAAAACGTTTAACGCTTGCTCTTCAGCTAACTCCACCTGCTGTTTGTAGGATAACTGCATATGCAGATCCAGTTCTTCCTTATTTAAAGGCAGCATTTCTGGCGGATTTTCAAACAAGTTGACACCAAATTCTTTTGATACAAACTCGTTAAGCTGCTTTGTCTGCATATCTCTAATAAGAGATTCCATATATTTGGTTCTTTTCTCAACCCCATATGGATCTTGAGAGTATGCTTTTATATCAAATAGCCTGTCAGATATACCGTTTACAACTATATCTACAAACTTAGGTATTATAGGAACTGGCTTCCAATCTAAATTAAGGTATGACAAATCACCGTTTATAGATAGTTCGTCTTTATATTTCTGTATGCCTTGCTCTCCTCTTGCGTATAGTCTTAAGTTATGAAATGTATTTTGATTACTTTTAAATCTACCTATTCCATTGTCGCTACTAAACCATTCGTTCTCTATAGCTCTACCAATCTTTAGTCCATAATCTTCGGACATTTTTTCGGAATCGCTAGCTATTTGGCTCGGAAAATAACTTGTTATAACTGACTCAGCCATATTTTTATTTTTCTATTAATTTTGATAAACCACCGCCGTTGGTGTATTTAGCTATTTTTAAATTTATTTTGGTTTTCTCTGCAATCTGTTTTGGATAATACAAATGTCTGTTGCAAGCCATTATAGCTAAACCTGAGCTTATCGCTGCATCAAACTTTGTTCTTTTATTTATATCGAACCTAGACCATTCATTTAATGTTGTATTAAAATACATAGTCCCATAAGTGTTATCTTCTAGTA